GGAGTTTATGTCTACTACTGGGAGAGTTGTTGCTCTAAATGTATGACTCGCATCAATGGTTACATCACCATCAAGGATAATATCGCCTGTACCATTCGGTTCAATTTCTATATTCCCACTACTAGCAGAAACTATCTTGTTACCATTGACATCCAAATCACCACCCAATTGAGGTGTAGTATCAGCAACAACGCTTGCTATGCCTCCACCGCCACCACTAGACAATACCTTCTTCCATGCGCTACCCGAATAAGCAAACACAGCACCAGTACCCGATGCTATCGCAGTATTGACACCACTGCTATCAAATGTTACCGTACTTCCACTTGGTACATCAACAAACACCATGTATCCTTGAGGGAATGTACCACTAGGATTCAAGTTGATTGTTGTTGAAGGTGTCAAAACGAATATTCTGTTACTACCCATAGTGAATGTTTGATTAGAGGATGGGGATGATACATTCACATATGTAGGTCCGAGAAGATGAGTATGTCTTGTACCGCCATTGTCTTTTGCTGAGTAATACAAATTAGCACCACCATCAGCATTGTATGATTGCCATATAGCACCTAATCTACTACCGCTAAGACTTCCAGTTTGACCGGAGTGTAGCGCATCTATGTTGGTTACACCTGTCGTGCCGCCTACCGCACCGCTTACTACTGGTGTGAGATACATTGGCGCAGGTCTAACAAACACACGCTTATCGTTACTCTCGCTTAGATTGAGTTTCAAGTCTCCACCAGTGGCGGAATATACTGCTCTCATAACAGCAAGCACTACACTTTGTTTTACACCTAAAGAACTTTTAGGTTCGGTCAAGAATGCAGACGGAGTGGTAGGGTATGCATTGGTCGCAGTAGTGATTGGTGTACCCATTTCCCATGTGATACAGTCATTGCTTGTATCAGTAGAAGCATAGATTACTATCGCTACTTCTTGACCCGATGTTAGTGCGCTGTATGATGCTCTTTTGTTAGCACTAGTAGATGTCAACGCTATGTCTGCGCTTGAACCCGGTCCATTGGCAAACTCATAGAGTACACCGTCAATTACTACATGTCCACCTGCTACACGCACTGTGTATGAGTTAGTGACTTGTTCACATACACCCGGCAAATCTTCCGGTGTGTTACGGTCACTGTCAGTGTTCGCAGTATCTTCTTCAAGTATGATACCGTTACCGTGAACACCTTCTAACAGATTACTAAGAGTTGGACTAACGATGTGTTCACCGTCAGTTAGACCGTCTGTAAATGTTGCACTGCCAGTCATTGACCCTGCGTTTGCTTTCGTATGCCCCGATAATGGATTACCTGTCATTATGCCACCTCAATTGCGATTTGAATTTTCAATTCATTGGAGTTTGATTTTGTAATAGGAGATACAGTATATCTTGCTACTGGTGTAAATTCTGCCGTATCTCTAAATTGAATGTATACTTCTTTTATTTTCTCGTTAAAAGAATTATCGTAGGGTAATGTTGCCTCGACTATTAACGATGTATCATCTACGATTGTCACAGTAGGAACAAGTGTCACCGCTGGTCTACCTGCCGCACCATCGTCACTAGTGGCTGGTGTACCATCAAAGCCCAGTATGACTTCGTTGATATTGTTGGCTATCGTTTCGATAAGCAAACGCCTAATGTAGTCACTAATCGGCATATGTCACTTCCTCCGCAGTCTTGTTTAGACCAATAGGTAATCCACTCTTACCAATCTTGCCCCTATCGTGAGTGCCTTTAACACCTCCGATAAGGAAAGCGGTGTTGTGTACTCCCCTCTCGGTCATGATAGTAGAGATACGCAATTCAACTTTTCCAAATAGTGCGAGATTTTGCTCTACGACTTGAACATATGTCGCAGGGTTAGTTTGGTTAGCATCTATTGTAGAACCTTCTGTAATGCCCTGTAAAACACCTTCTATGCCCGTATCTAGGTTTAGCATAGTCAAACTGCTAAGGTTCTCCATAGGCATGTGTTTGACTTCTGTAACTACCTTCATCTCACCATCGTACTTGACAGACATGCCCGGCCTCAAAGTTAGTAATCCTATGTGACCGTCACTAGTGATAGAACCTTTAGTCAACGCTCTAGCCTTGAGTATCTGTCTTGCTACTCTTCTTGCTGAGTTGGTGGTCCTAACTGTGTTATCCACAACTGGTGAAGAGTCCTCTCTTACTTCCGTTGTTTGACCTTCTGCATCACTGACAGTGACTATAACTAGGTCATTGAGTGCTAATGGATTACCTTGTACAGTGACCTTGTTAGCAATGTTTTCGATTGGGTTTTCACTCTTACCGCCTACACGGAAGTCTTTGTCTATGACATAGTTAGCCTCACTGAATGTGATAGGTACATACAGTAAGTTGCCGAATCTATCTAGCAGTAACATTCTACTGTCATGTCTACCCAAGAATCGCAGTGCGGTCATCAAGTTGGTATTGTTGAAATCTGTACCTACAAAGCGGTTACTGTGCTTTCTTGCCTTGTCAGTGATGACATTTCGTGAGCGTGATATGTTGACACTCGTAGCACCACTTTCGATAGACTCAGCCAATCTCATAGCCAAGTCTGTTGTTCTCAATCCTACATCAATTGGTTGACCGAGCCTAACTCTTTTACCCGTAAATCCAATGTCATTGAGTGTTTTACCCTTCAAGTTACGCAAGTTAGCAAGCACACCAAATGAACTGCTTTCTATTGTATGAGGTAGTAAACGCTGTGATGATTCATCAGCATTGTAAATTAGCATTGGCTTGTTTGTATTTGAAATTAAATTATCGTTAAAAAACGGGGCGGTGAGGCTGGTGTGACCCGGCTTTTCAGTGTGTGTCAATTGTATAGAAGACTCTCCCTCAACTAATTCATATGTCCTTTCGGGCATGACTTGTAGATTGCGTGAGTTTTTGTTCTCAATTACAACCTTTGGTTTAGTGGTCTTTTGTAGTGTTAGTCTAGCATGATGCACTGCGTTATCTACAAATACTGGCTTGCGTACATGTGTCATCACTTCATTAGCATCAGTGCTGTATCGCCCTGTGCGTGTGTTTTTGATGACAGTCATACCCTAGCCTCAGCAATTCCATCGCTTCAAGGCCGCACCCTTTGGAGTTAATTTACCCTTCTTTGAAGTCGGTCCTTTGACCCCACTCATACGAGCGCAGAATGACTTTCGCCTCTTTGCCTTCTTTGAGCCGGGTTTGAGTTTACTTGGTTTTGTAGTGACTGGTGGCTTTAGATTTGCACCAGTCTTTCTTTTTGCCGCCGCACGACCTTTAGCGTTCAGCCCACCAGTCTTAGCGTGTTTGTTAGGATTATAGCCGTGGAATGGCTTCTTACTCTTTGCTTTCATCAAAGCGAATGCGTTTTCCATTGGAGTACAACAGTCACAAAAATCGTATTCTATCATGAGGCATCACCACTATGGTCATTTGAATTGTAGTCTACATCCCCTTTATGTCCTTTTTGGTGTAGACTTTGAGAGAATCTAGGCTTCACACTGTAATCCATTCTATCTTGCTTTTTGTCACCTTGTACGCTACTACGCCTACGAGGTGCATCCGACCTGTGATGTTGTAGTGTATTTTCGCTCATGATAACACGAGTGATTTCGTTATCTAGCACAGTGTTATCGAAACTACTTTCTGCCGTACCGATGATTGTAGGACCTTTGCTTATTGGCACTGTCACACTGTTACCGATACTCATTACATACGCTGGGGCGTATGGTGGATTAGCATTAGGACTGGTGCTTCTAACATATGTTCCGCCACCTGTCGCTCTACCGTTGCTCACTTCGTATAGATACATACCGTACTTTCCACCACCAGTAGCGGAGAAGTAGTTGCTACCATATTGAGGCGCAGAAGAGTGTAGATTGTTGTTAGGTCTAAACATCTCTACATGGTGTTTGTCTAGCATACGGACAGGGCGCATCATGTACTTGATGCTCTTGTCAACCATGTTTGTTTGACTACTTGACGAGTCGAATGTTGATGTAGCATATGGGTTACTTCCCTTTCCTGTCGGTGGACCAAACACAAGAGTAGTGTTGCTGTTGGTAGCAGTGGTATCAGCACTAAGAGTGAAGCATGTAGCATTGTTGATAGCGGCGACAGTAGCACTTGCAGGAATACCTGTTCCTGTTACTGTCATACCTACGACTAATTTAGCAGTTGAATCCATTGTAATGTGTCTAACACTTGTTGATGAACCATCGGTTAATCCCGATGTGTGGTTTGTATCACAGGTTGCATCAGTGAACGCACCCCATCCACTGTCGCTGATAGGTGCTACGAAGTTACGGGTTTCTGCAATGTATGTACCGCCGAGTGGGTTGAAGTTGGATGTATGTGACAACTTCATTGCACCGCCTTGCGGATTACCAGCAAAGGTGAGAGCCGACAAATCGTAATTACCTAGCGTCTGTGACCCTGCGGTATATCCACCCTGCATTATTACACGCTGACCTACATTTCTATCTGCGTGTAGGCTGTGTGCCTCCGTGTTAATGATAATCATATTCTCATCTACGCCCTCTACATATTCTGTATCAAGACCGATACGAGGACTGCTCCTACTAACCGCATCCTTGTGAGGCGATTCACCGCTAATTGTTTCTGTACGGTCACTGACTACTGCCTCCGGCTTGAGTAGTCCATCTTCTGCTATATCCAGTCTTGCACTGATACCACGAGGTACTTCATCTGCTTGCAGTACATCGTTTCTTGCTCTAATGAATCCATCATTGAGTATAGGTTCTGCGGTGTGATGAGATAGTACAACACCAGTAGTGTGTACGGGTTTATCTAAGTCGGTCAGTATATCTTCGTTAAATGCAGTGGGGTATCTTAATCCTCTACCATTGCCATCATCGCCTACACGGTGAGCGTTAGTAGGCATGTATACATCAACCAAAATATCTGTGTTGTTATTGTTAGCATTATTCAGTCTACCGCCGAATCTTGGTACATTGTATCCACTAGATACACTAACATCTCCCGATGAATCTACTAAACCCTTCAAGTTAACAACAGGAGAACCGTTGTTGTATAATCTAGCATACGGTGTTCTATTGTTATCTCTATCGTATTCGTAAACATCACCTGCATCCCATGACGGGCGTATACCAAACGCTCTTACAGGGTGTCGGCGTACATCTTCACCACGAGTGTTACCCCACCAATCAACTAAGTAGTACGATATTGCTTCCTCTATCATATCAAGATTCTTACCATTGTGGTCGCCCCACCAATCTCTAATTACAGTTGAAAAGTTTCTCAAAGTTCTTACAGGGCAACCAAACGGTCTTGTGAATCTTGTGCCTTCACTGTATCTTACCTGCCATTCATATTTGTCAACACCTAACATACCGCTAAAGTTAGTTTGCCTTTCCATAATACCGACATATGTATTAGGATAAGTAGCATTAGAGATACTTGAGCCACCAGCGTATGTCCATGTTTCAGTTTCTTGCTGAACCAGTGGACCATGAGGATAACCGGATGATATGTTAGTAGATGTTACAGCATTCTCGATAAATGAACGGACACCATATGTGGACCACTGTGGTTTATTGTACGGTTGTCTTAGTCCAAATCTATATCCAAATGGTCTTGTTGTTATATCATCTCCTTCGCCATCGCTGTCATAATCTGCACTATCAATACCACCGCTATCATTTTCCCATACAGAACCTACATTGTATTGTCTAGGTCTACTCCACGATGTTGAAACAAAACCATATCCGTCTAATCTACTAACTTGTGGACCACCACGAGAACCACAAGGCCAAAACATGTTCAACATCGTATATCTAGTTCCTCCGTCATCACCAGTTACATTTCCTTGAAAAGTATACTCAGCAGAAGATAAACCACCAGTAAATGTACCTATGATTGTAGCGGTTGTAGCGGCAGTACCGTCACCACCAAGTAATATGTAAGAACCACTTGTGATTTCATTAGGAAGTACTTCATCAACTACTACTGTTGTTCCGCCGCTGACCGCACCATTAACAGTGTATACTCTACCATCGAGTATGAAATTATCACCGTCACTAATAGAGAACGCATTGTTTACTGTGATTGTTTTTGTTGATGCATATGGAGCAATCAGATGACTAAATCCTGAGAACTGTGCAGCAGTTATAATACCAGTTGTATTAACACTATCACTTGCACCAATACCAC